CTTATGTTTCTGTCACCACCTCTGGCTCGCTCCCACGACCTGTTTCTGTCTTCATTGATGGCTCGCTCTAACACTATGTTTCTGTCCTTTTTAGTGGCTCGCTCTCTCGACATGTTTCTGTCGATACATCTGGCTCGCTCCCCGCCCGTGTTTCTGTCACAGGCTCTGGTTATACAATTCAGCCAATGATTTACCTGTTTTGGGCAATTCAGTTGGCTGGATATAATGGGTATGTACACCTCCCTTAAAACACTCGCTGAAAACAAATGGAACTGGGGGTGTTTTTTTAAAATAATCGAGATACATCTGATGATGCAGATGAGATAGGAATAGCTTTACAACCCATCTCCTAGCCCTCGAATGAATGTGTGCTGGTGGCAATTTCCCATCACTGTAAGCTCTGTAAGCATCTGTGTTTTTACCGATTTTAAAGGCCTCTAATTTGGCAGCTGCTTGATCTGTAAAATCGCCTAATTCGTTTTTTTCTAACTCTAATTGTTTTCTTTTTATCAACAGTTTTCCATAGATGTCAGAATCGTTGTTTTGGACCTTCACAAACGATTCACCAAGCTTGAAACACAGCACTTTAGCCCTAGCATTCCATGGTCGAATTTTCCCTTTCTCCCACTTCACGGTAGGATCGAGCCCAGCAAATTTCCAAAATGCACCTGCCGTATGTCTTGGCTCGTATTTCTCACTGATAAGTTCTAATTTCCCTTTTTTGATTTTGTCTCTTACTACTCGTGATTCAGGGTTGATGCTCACGTTACCGGTCTCCAAATCCTTCACCTCGAGAAAATGTCTCCGAATATCGAATGTAGTCAAAAATCCTGCCGACAGGACCGGTCCGACACCACAGATGGATTGCAACCACTTCCCAACACAAAATTCAGCGGCATACGCACCCAACGAATTTTTCACTTGGTTTTCAAGTAGCTTTATTTGAGCGCACACATAGACGGTCAGCCCCTTCGGTTGCTCCAGATCAGGACTAATGTCGTCCGATATCACCGATCTAATTTGACCTTCCATTGCGATTCTGAATTTTTGGAGATCATAGTATGTTTCTACTAGATACCGCGCGTCTTTGACACTCATGAGTTTAGCTGCTTCTCTAACATCCATGTCAAGAAGCCGTTTTAGTTTTTTTAAATCTGTGCTGTCCTCGTCAGATAAAATTGATCCTATAAGGCGCTCGATGATTGATTTTCGCTCTTCTTGTTTAGATTTTTTGTCTTTTTTTGTCATTTTCTTTCTCCTTGTTTATGGCTCGCTCTCACTGTTTGTTTCTGTCGCGCTTGGTGGCTCGCAGACACCGCCCGATCATCTGCCGCAGGGTGGAAGGAGGGAGGTCCATCAGTAGCACCCCGTCCGCATCTACGGCCGCCCACGGGTCGAGTTTGGTCGAGAATTGCATTGAGCACAGCCGCTCCACCAGTTGGAGCTTGACGAGCTGCTCGATGTATCGACCGATGTAGTCTGGGACCGACCTGGCCATGGGGATCCGCGGGTTGTTCGTCGGCCCACCGAGTCCAAACTCGTGATACATGAGCTCCCCACAAATAGCCTCGACGGGCATCCCGTAGCCGATCGCCGCTGTGGCCAAGTCTAGTAGGATGGAATAGATTTTGTCGTCCTCGCGGTTGTGGTGGAGGGACAGGTGACAGATCCCGCCAGCATCATCGTCAACCCCGATCACGAGGTAGAAGTCCAGCCCGCCGATCGTGAACTTGTGGTTTATGCCTCTGATTTCGCTATTCATCAGAACCGCTCCTCAAACTCGAGCATCGCCCCCACGGTGGCCTGTGCGAGCAACTCACGATATCCATCACTCGCTAATTTCGCGGCCTCGATCTCGTTGGTCATGAAGCCGTATTCGATGAGCACGGCGGGACAACGGGTCTTGTGCAACACGTAGAAATCGCGGCGCCGCACCCCGCGGTCTTTTGTTTTGAGTGTCAAAGCGATTCTCGGCGCGAGGATATCGGCGAACAATGCAGACGATTGACTGGCGTTTTCCGATACGAACACCGTCGAACCGTGTGCATCGTTCCATTCTCGCGCTGATCTCCCAGATGCGTTGGCGTGGAGGCTGATAAAAAACACCTCATCTTCCTGCTCTGCAATTGCGTTAGCTCGGTTCACTCGGTGACGAAGTTTCACGGAGTGCTCATCGTTCACAATCGATTGGATGTCGAGTTGCCGTGGAAACCAATCGATAATTCGCCGCGCGATATCGCGGTTAAACTCATACTCGCGTATTCCTGGTGGGATAAACGGCGAGCGCTTCCCCTTTGTTTCAATCCCGTGTCCCGGGTCCAGTAGCCAAATCATTTATTTTGTCCTCTCTTATGCGACTCGACCAGCAGTAGCTTCGCATTCTTCATCGTTCAACTCTGCTCGCGTTTCTCGCCTAACAATTCTGCGATGAGAGCCTCATCCGCCGCGCTCCAGGACTTCTCTCGTGTGGCGCGAAGATGTTCAATCTCGGCGCGCAAGTCGTCGGGTGTAATACCGTCCGGGTCGCCACCTTGCTCAAGGCCAGAGGCGTCTTTCCATGCTTCTATCTCTGCGAGCAGCCCTTCTTTCCGGTCTCTCAGGCTACGGACTGTCTGCACTGCCTTCGATGCTGCATCCTCGGCATCCATGGGGCCATCCGCGCCGATCTCGGATATCAAGATTTGAGCAACCGTTCGTAGTCGTTCCTCTAGTGTATTGTTCATAATCTCCTCCTGCATCCTGGCATCATCAAACCTGCTCATTGCTCTCCTCCTTATCTGCCAAGTACAACCGCCCTGTGCCACCGCACATCCGACACCTCTCAAGGCCATTCGCATATTCGGATTCTGCGTAATGAGCCGTCCCGCGCCCATCGCACGAAGGGCAGAACATTTCGCTCTCGTCGCATGTGTACGGCGCGGACTCGCGCCAGTTGATCAGTGGCATCCTGTAGGCCGCGAGGAGCCCGCCATGCCCATCTGTGACTCGATAGGCTACTTCTTCACCGTCCACCTTTTCGACGTGGAGCTCCCGGGTTCCGTTGGCCTGGTACAACACGTCGCCCTCTTGCGGGTCTGTCCGTGGATCTCGTCGCATCGCTACCTCTTTGTATGCCTCTTCACCCATGACAAATCTCCTTTCGGCCCCGCCATGTCACGCCCACCAGCCGCCCGTTGTCGAGCTCCACAGACTCTGGGCGTTCGCACAATATCGCTGTATCTGGAACTATCCATAGCGCAAAACACGACGCAGCAAGTTCATTATGCAGTTTCAAGATTTTCAAGTTTTCGGAGTTTTTATCCAAGATCTCCACCCCGAGCTGCTCGACTGCATACGTATATAAAGCCAGCCACCCAGAGTCCCAGAGCGAGTCCCAGAGCGAGTCCCAGAGCGAGTCCATGAGCGAGTCACTAAGCGAGGCCCCGAGCGATTCCCAGAGCGAGTCCCCGAGCAATTCCCCGAGCGAGTCACTGAGCGAGTCCCCGAGCGAGTCCCAGAGCGAGTCCCTGAGCGAGTCCACTGGCGAGTCACTGAGCGAGGCCCCGAGCGATTCCCTGAGCGAGTCCACTGGCGAGTCACTGAGCGAGGCCCCGAGCGATTCCCTGAGCGAGTCCCATGCATACGGCGAATCGATCCACTGGATGTTTGATATCTTTACACCACTGATCTCTGCAATCCTCCGCGCCGCACTCTCCGCGCGAGATCGGTCAGCGGGATCCGTACATGTCGCCTGGCGGAAATACCGGTCTCTATATTCCTCAATCGCAGCAATCTGCTGGGGCAACTCTGTCGGCTTATTCATCGCCCACCTTCGCTTCCTGGCGCTTCCACAGCGTCGGCGCGAATGACAGGGTACGAGGTCTGCGGTCGAAAACCATCACGAACGATGAGTTCACCTCTGAAAAATAGACGCATTGGCTCGACGCAGCGTCATTGTGCTCATGCACCTCTTGTAAACGCAACCAGGCATCAACCTCTGGCTGCCGGTGCATCGTGTGCATTACTGGTATCCCGCTGTGCGGAAACTCGATAATTGTATATGTTCGTTTCATTTCACCCTCTCACTGGCTCTTTGGAGAGCCGCTTAAAATATCCCATGCGAGCGCAGCCACTGCTGGAATTTGCGCGTTCCCAAGGGCTCTAACGCGGTCCACCCTAAAGGGAAGCCCATGAACCACTCGCACCACGTCGGGCTCAACGGCCCACCAAGTCGTAAATCGCCGTGACTCTCCGCCGACGCTGTCAGGTGTCCGCTCTTCTCGGCGTCGAATGCTCTCAGAGTCGGGCTGGCCTTCGACAAGCCCCTTTTGTTGTAGTTCCCTTTCACTGTCAGTGTCGGCAACAGACAGCGCAAGCTCGGCCTTTTCTTCCCAGTCCTCCCAGCACCGCCACCCATGTTTGATCCGTACTCCGACGCGGTCAGGGTCGGAAGCAACGATCCAAATACGGTTTCGCTGTTTGTGGGGGGCACCGACGTGCCGAGCTCCCAAAACCCCCCATCGGCACTCATACCCCATGCCGGTAAGCTCGTAGACGACGGTGCCAAGTCCTTTGGCACGAAGGTGCGGACTGTTTTCCGCGAGCGCAAAGCGAGGCCGAACCTCGCCAATGATGCGCGACATCTCAAACCAAAGCGATGAACGGCTCCCGGCAAGTCCTTTACGGGAACCCGCTGGACTGATGTCCTGACAAGGGAACCCTCCGGAAACAATGTCAAATTTTCCTCTCCATGGTCTTCCGTCGAAGGTTTGCACGTCGTCCCAGATAGGGAAGCGCGATAGGCATCCATCCATTTGACGTCTGAGGAGCACCTCCCTACAGAAGGGGTCGATTTCAACAGCGCACACGGTTCGCCATCCGAGGAGATGTCCCCCAAGAATTCCTCCTCCAGTACCGGCAAATAGTGCCAACTCACGCATCCTGTCCTTTCTCGTATCCCACGAGCCCTTTCAGCAGTTCCGATACATCCGAAGGATCCGCGCCCGTCTCGTGACCGCCGTCGGTCAGCTCGAGCGGCTTCGTGTTCACCGGATCCGGGAGGGCCGGGGCGTTGGTCTCGGCGACGCTGGCCACTACTGGCAGCACTGTCCGGATCCTACGCTGTTTGATCAGTAGAGCATCGTACGCCCGCACGAAATGGTGGATCGTCGCTCCAGTACCGTTTTTTAACTCCCACGTCCCGCCGATCTGATTCAGTGCCGATTTCTCGATATCTCTCAGCACAACCGTGTCGTCGTATGGAGCCTTCCTCACCCTATCCCACGCCTCGTATGCGCTGACCGGTGCGAGCTCCCCAGCGGCCAACTCTAGCGCCCTAGCTCGAACGGCAGCGATAGACGGTGGCCACTCCTCAGTCGAGCACAGATCTAAAACAGCAGCCTTTAGGTTTTCATCATCGACGTCCTCGAGAATCCTGTACCAGACTTTACGGCCAGCATCGCTAATTTTGACGCGGTCTGGGTACGACGCTGATATCGTCGCAAGAGACCTGTTTATCATGTTTTCGCTCGCCATCTAAATCCTCCTCGGTCAACCCGAGCACCTCTAGGTTTTTCTCGTGTTGGGTTTTCTCTACTATTTCCGGTCCGTCTACTGGCATCGTGTCCCAGTATCCGTCTCTCATCCATTTTGAAAAAGCACAGATAAAACCCTTCTCCCAAAGACGTGAATTTTTCCAGTGCACTAAATATTCTGCCGCCTGTTCCACCGTCATCCCTGCGCGCTTTGCGATCTGCCAAGATTTCCAGTCCTGTTGTTTCCCGCCCCTTCTGTGACCAGGGTACAGTTCTCTAAAGCGTTCAAACTCTTTCGTATACGACGTGCGCGCAGGCGCGCGTTTCTGTGTTTCTTTCTTTGGATCTGCTTCTGGATCTGCTTCTGGATCTGCTTCTGGATCTGCTTCTGGATCTGCTTCTGGATCTGCTTCTGATGCCGTTTCTCTAGGTTGGCAACCGTTGGAAACTGTTGCAACCGTTTCATTCTGCTTTTTCTTCCTCCACTCTCTCACTCTGTATGTGCTCGTAGGATCCCTATATTTCATGTAGTTTAGGATTAGCCATCCGCCTAGTATCTCTTCGATGCGGCGCCCTTCGTTATCCTCGTCACGACTCCACTTGTCCGAAGCTTTGAAGCAATTGATCGACTCGATGCACTCTTCGATTGACACCCGAGCAGCATCTGCGAGGCCAGGAATAGAGGCCATAACGCGCCCTTTGGCGTCCGACATGGCGAGCATTGTGATCCAAACTATTCTGATGTGGTTTGGTTCACGCCAGATGGTCGAGTGGATGATCGACGAGTCGAGTTTAGAAAATCCAGTCATGATTCCCCATGGCTCCAGACAAACCGAAAACGACGCACAACGAATGTGAACGCACACTCTGGGGGAGGGCTCCGTTATGCGTCAGTTTCGATTTATCTGGTAGCTGCGCGTTCACAATTCTCATCCTACATCATTCCTGTGGCGGTGTCAATCATCACTCTCCGGATGTGACTTCTCCTCTCTTCACTCCTGTGTCGCCCCGGTCAGACTCCGAACTCAAGCTGCTCTGGGCGACGATCCCCCCCCAGCCTTCGCTTCCTGTCGCATCTTTTGTAGAGCCTGAGACATCGACGTATCACCACACATCTATCGCCGTCCTGGAAGTCAACGAGTTGACTGCCACGGCCCACGATGCACTTTCCACGCGCATCACGTACCGGATTGCACAGCAGCCCGTGCTCGCCACCCATCGCACAGTAAAGCTTGTTGTGGTAGGTGTAGCGGTATTGGGTCATCAGTCCGCTCCTCGGCAGTAGAGATAGCCAGTTATTTCTTCGATCTCTGAGTAATCGGCCGATGGGTCATATATTACATCAGCATTGATTTTTTCCATTTCCCATTTCTCCTCTCTTCACTCCTGTGTCGCCCCGGTCAGACTCCGAACTCAAGCTGCTCTGGGCGACGTCGCTCGAGGCCTCCAGCTGCGGCGAACGACACCCGTCACCTCGAGGCTCGACCGCCGGCGCCGGCGACGACGTCGCCCCGGTACCGAGACGACAGGTGTCACCTCGAGTAGCCGTCGACGAAAACTCCCGCCAAGCTGACGTGACGATCCCGGTACCTGGAAACATGTCCGTAAAGTCGTCTCCCGGCGCCGCCCCGAGCGCCTGGAATAGAAACGCGCAAAATCCGATCGGTTTCCGGCCAATCAGGTCCCCGCCGAAACGGGCCGGCTGGCATAAGAGCCAGTCGCGGACGCCAGGCCGTTGTAGCCGCGCCTGTTTGACGATCAGTGGCTCCCACGTGGAATGTAGGCCAAAGGTCCTCGGCGACGCCACGATCGGCTTGACCCATGCGCAGACACGGACATCTGAAGGGCACATCGGCAAAATGTCGCGCAGAGCCCGGGACGACGTCGAGAGCGCCCAGCCGGCAAACGTCGCAAGCTGCTCGAGCAGACGCTTGTGGTTCACCTCTCCTTCGTAGTTGCCCTCATCCTCGTAGTACTTCCGGGCTAGGCCAGGGTAGGGTGGGTCAGCATACGCGATGCATTTCGGCGCCGACTGCGACACCTCGAGGCTCACGCGACACCGAAAACGATACGCCGACTGCCGGCATTTCTTCGAGCAGTATTTCTGTCGGTCGCTTATGGGTCCGTCACACCACTGGCATTTCTTGCTCATCTACTACTCACCGTCGCCTCCTGCTGGCGTTTCCTCCCACCCTAGGTCTTGTCGATGCTACTAAACAAACCCCATATTAGATTCCACACACACCCATTTTTCTTTTCCATGGCGTTGATAGGTTTCGCCGTGTAAAGGTCCGTACATTACGACCTGCCAATCGTGATTTGGATCTTTTGCCGCCAACTTTTCAGCATTTGCAAAAGTGAAAAATTCGTCGTTGTGCTTTCTTGAATAGTTCTCACCGGCAACAACTTCTCTACCATCGCACAAAAGGGACGCGGTTCCGAACACATTCGCGATAATTTTATCCATACTGGCTTCATACTCTGCAGTAGAGCAATTTAGACATCCAATATGCAGTTCACCTTTTTTAATAGGTGCCAATTTTTTCCATTTTTTGGTGTTCATCACTCCTCCTTATTAGAACCGCCGCCCCGCGATAGACGGGGAGGATTGCCTACCACGGGGCGGCTCGGGTTGGATCGGCGGGTCATTCGCTGGCCTCTTGTTCTATATCTTTTACACGATCAATGTTTTTGCGAGTCTGATCGAGTGTGTTTTGTAACACTCGCAGCTGCTCCTCAACCTCTTTGATGCGCTGCAGGCATTGCAGCTCACGCCATTTTAGGATGTCAAGCCGAGACTGTATGTTTTTAATCTTGCTCATTGTCTCCACTCCTCAATATCGGGCTGAGGAGGCACATATTTAGTGCATTCCTCACAAAGGTAGTGTCCGTCGCCGTAACAGTCCCCGCCACCTGGATTTCCCATCTCGAAATGTTCGCATGGATTTTCTGGATCCCGCTGTCCGTTCACTCCGACCGGACCTGTCTCGTCATGTCTCCACTCCGGTATGCGCGGGCCCCATGCTCCTTGCATCTCGTCGACCAGATGTTTTCTGCCGTCAAAGAATGTCACCAGATATCCGTTTTCTGGATGCACGCCAAATTCCCAAGTTATTTCCAGCATTTTTTTTCGCCTATATGGTGTCAAATACCATTGGTAACATGGCTCAGTTGGTTTCTGGTGTTTCATTTCATTGCCTCTCACGGTTCGCTTCCTCTTCGATGAGTTGTTTTAAATAGTTGCAATCCATTGGAGTTGCCTTTTTAAAATCGATTTTCTTTTGGCCTTTTTTGCAGAGTCTTTGCAGGTTGTCCTCGTAATTCTCATCACCATAGAATCCCTTCGCCGCCGCTATCACGCGCGTTTGGTGTGCGGTGAGGTTGTCGGTGTCGGTGTCGGTGTCGGCATCCGTGTCCGGGGTAGCGAGCTTCTCAGCGGGCTTTAAATCCTGTCTTTTCTTCAGGTTGTCGGTGAGCTCGTTGAGATTCTCAGGCGGTTTCTCGTCCGGTTCGTCCTGGTTGTCACTCACCACATTGGCCCATGTTGTCTTTCCATCTTTGATCTTCTTGTAGAGTTTACGGAGTTCGCCGATCTGCGCCGGGGATGCCGAACCGACCGAATGACCGAGCAACTCCTTGATATCGGACGGCTTCACGCCGAGCTCTACAAAGGCGTCGAGCATATCCCGCGTGGCCTTCTCGGGATCCTTCACCACTTCCTTCCCGTAGCGCTTGGCTAGGAGCTTCTCTCGGCACTCGGCTTGGATATCACCGGGGAGGAGGCGAAGGATGCCATTTCGGATCGCTTTACTGATTTCCGCGTTCTGCTTTTTTAAGACGTCGGGATCGGTGGCGTAGACGAGATAGACCGGTTCACCACTGGAATTCATGCGCATCGAAATAGACTCCTCACCGTCCCACAATTTCTTTTTTTCGCGTGTTTTTTTAACAACGATCTGAGTTGGTATCGACACATTGGATTCCAGGTCGAAAACTTCAACGGCAATGATGCGCTGTTGGTCGTCCTCCCATATGATCGATGATCGACAATCGAGGTTCCCCATCGCCCGCAGGGCCTCCTCAGCGAATCGGATCGACAGTCCCTCGACTCTCGTTTGACCAAACGTTAAACGAAACATCGCCGAGCCAGGTCGGGGGGTTTCCCACAGATCGGAGTCTGCAAACCCGGGCCGCTCGATGGCCGCGAGGAGCTTTATTCTGACGTCATTCCAGTCGCGCGGTCGCTTCATGGCGACGATGAGCCGAGCCTCGACGATTGCTTTTTCTCGTGCCGCGAGAACGGCCTCTACGGTCGATCCTGTTGCCTGGATCGACTGTTGGAATTCGTTGGTAGTTACCAGTTGGTTTGTATTGGTATCGTTCATTGGTTTCTCCTCTAATTAACCTTTTCAATTTTGAAATCATGGTCCGCAACCCGCCCAATGAAAGCCTGTGCATCGGCGTCTTTCAGCTCCTCCACCATCACCCCGAATGAGTTCGAGTCGAGGGCCTCGGCGCCGTCGACGAAAACGATCTTGAACCGAGAATTCTGCAATCGCAGACAAGAGATCTTCGTCGCGATCTGGATGCGCTGCGCGGTGTTGAGTTGGTCCCACTTGACACCATTGACGGTGATTATGTTGTCGGTGATGTCCAGGCCAGGGACGGGGAGATCGGAACACATGGCCGCCTTGTAGTTGTCGAGGATCTCCAGGGCATCCGAGAGCCGCTTGGAGAGCTGCTCCAGGTCGTCGGCCTCCTGTTCGGCCTTGTCAGCCTGCTCGTGGAGCGTTCGTATTCTGACCTCGTCCTTTTCCTGCTCTCGCATGGTCGAGACGACGTCTTGGAGCTCGATGATCTCGTCGGTGAGCTCGTTCACCTTGGCGAAGGCCTGCTCGCGTTCTGTATCCGCCTTGACCGCGGCATCCTCGCTAGCCGCATGATGATTCGAAATTTCGTCTCCGATCTCCTCACGCTTCGCGTTGAGTTTCCGCTCCAACTCCGCCGTGAGCTCCAAGCGGTAGTTGTCGAGTTCGGCCTGTTTCTCCCGTTTGAACTCGTCGTGGACCGCGTCGATAGTCCTCATCGCAGTTTGATGGGTCCTGTTGGCGCTTTCGGAGAGCAGAATCTTCTCTTCTTTGAGCTCAGATAGCTCCGCCTCTTTCTCGGCGAGCCCCTCCACGGTCGGGATCTCGGCTGGCACGCTCCGCCGAGTCTGATCGCAGTGGGCACGCTTCTGTTTCTCGTCCTTGTTGACCCCCGTGCGTGTCTTGAAAATGTGGTCCCGGTGCATTCTGATTTCGATCAGAGGATGGAGCCCCGCGGGGACCGGCTCAAAATCTTCCGGGTCGAGCCCGAGCTTCTGCCAGAGCTCGCCGGCATCGTACTCGAGGTCGATCGCCTCAAGGATGAACTGTACGCGATCCTTATCCCGGCAGGTGAGGAATTGCATGGGGTTGTTGAGCTTGCCATCGAAGAGGCTCTTTAGGAACTCGGCCGGTTTCGGCTGCTTCTCGAACGCTGCCGAGTCCTCTACCTGCTTTCGAACATCCAGCCGGTTCTCGTTTTTATGGGCGAGTACCTGTCCTAGTTCGTCATCCTCAAATGTCAAGGCGATCTCGGCTTTCTCCTCCGGGTCTGCGTCGACGTTTCTGATTTCGGAGAGGGAGCCCCCTTCCATTAGATTCTGGAGTCCACGGAGCGCAGAGGATTTTCCGGTGCCGTTCCTCCCGGACAGAACAGTCACGCTGCCGGGCTCCATGCTGAACTCATCCATTCCGAGTACATTTTTGAACCGTATTTTTGAGACCTTCATAATTTTTCTCCTATCGGAACCGCTGGTGCCGTAGCACCCGGTACTCGATTCCGTCGTTTCGTTTCGTTGTCCTGAGCGTCAGATAGGATCCGTCCGGGAGAGCCCCAAACGACGCCTCACCAAGCACGGCCCGCAACCTTGCCTCGAGCTCACGGGACCGCTCCTCCGATGCGTCACGAATGCCCCTGGCCTTCTCCCACTCCGTCACCACCACAGCCACCGCTGGATCGTCGAGCAATATCGTCTTACCGTCCTCGTTGGCGTAGAGCCGTTTGATTGGCTCCAGAAACCTATGGCAGGTCGGGGGAGGGGGATCCAGGCACTGGACGCGCTGCCAGAACTCCTCGAGCACTGGAAAAGCCGCGTCAAGGAACTCATCGTTGCGTAGTTGGTCATACCACCGGAGTTTCACACCACCGATGAGCCCCGTCATCGACCCCCACGCAGCCCCGCAGCAATGGATCTGGATTTGGTTCTGCACCTCGACGTTGATGGGGATGTCTTCATTCCACTGACGGTCCCAAATCGAGGCTACAGCTTTGATCTCCAACGGGCCGTTCGTCGGGATGTCGTCTGGTGCCGGCATCGACTCTGACCCCCAGGTGATTCGGTCCAGGGTGACACCGAGCCATGGTATATCATGGTGGCGCTGGATCTCGGTGGCACCAACGCTCCCCACGTCCCGCCCTGTTTTCCGCTCGTAGATGCGCCCGATTGGGTCCTCAAGTGCATGACCAATAAAAAAGACGTCCTTGTCCTCGTTGGAGTAACCGCGCACTTTGTCGACGTACACATCCAATGGGCCACGGCGCGGGTCGACACCAATCACGGCCGGAACCTCGGAACCACCAAGAACCGCCCGCTTTTCCTGGAGCCAGTCTTCGATCACCCTCATGACGCCATCCCTGCATAGAGCTCGCGCCCAGTGTCGTCGAGGTCGGCGGCGTCGACATAACGTCGATCCCCGTCGCATAGATCGCAGCGTCTCATCTCCCCTCCGCTGCCAGCCGAGCTTGCGACGATGTGCAGTAGCCGCACGCAAACGATCCACACTGAGAGTGTATGATCGCATCGTGCCAATAAAACGCGCATCTGTGGTGCTGCAACGGCGGGGCCTTGCAGTACGCTAGCATGCTGTGAGGGATCGGCTCGCGGTAGTTGATGGGTTTTGATTTTTTTGTCATGTCAGACTCCATTGTGCACCTCCAGGGTGCCAATAAACCCATGCACGCATCGTGCCAAAACGCAAGGCCACGAGATTATTTGATTTTGCCCATAGTGACTGGATGCTGTTTTGCAGATGTGAAACATTGATTTAGCAGATATGGCTATTTTTTCTAATGATTACGCGCATATGCAGATGTGATAGCAGTTTTGCAGATGTGAAAGCGAGATTACAACCACAATGTACACCGCTTGACACTACTCTAATAATATCAATGACTTATACAAGTGGTGTCTTTTGGCATGCTGATTGCATTAATTTAGGGCATGGAGGCAACGACAACAAAGGAGAGGAAAATGAAAATATCTGATGCAGAACTAATGCGACTCTGGCGGGAAGGCAATGATCAAGGTCATGGATATGCGATCGGGG